GACCAGGGACAACGTTGGATACGGCCTCAACTCCTCCACCTTCGAGTCTATCCTCCGGCAGCAGGCGGAATACCTTGTCCCACAGAACATCGACGGCCACTTCATCGAGTCGCGAGACGCGTACTTCAACTCAGAGATGGTAGAGAAGTCGTTCGTTGAGCTCGATGAAGAGACACAGCCAGTGAAGACCCGACGATACGCTCAGGGCGTAGACCCCGGGATCTCTTCCGATGCGACATGGGCTATTACCATTGACTACACTGAACGAGAGTTCTTGGCAGGCGTCCGCTGCAAGCGCAAGATTGGCAAGCAGACGATCCCTGCAGTTATCAACATGGTGCGAGAGGGGCACCTACTCTATGGTCAGGACGGATCCTACTGCACGACCATCGTGGACTCCACGGGGTTTGGCGGTAAGCTGTTCCGCCAGGAGTTCAACATCATCAAGCCACTGAGGGACTACGACTTCGGCGGTACTCGGGCCAAGAAGCTCGAGCTGCTGGGCGACCTCAAGGCGGTGATCGACCGTAACCAGCTTAAGCTACCGCGCAAGGGGGTATGGATGGAGGTCCGACGCCAACTGCTTGGGTACAAGCTGGACGACAAGAAGCTTGAGACAGATGCCGTCATGGCGCTTGCTCTAGCCGTACGACACGCGACCAGAAATCCATCGAACCCGGTCGAAAAGCCCGTGTTCAGCTACTTTGGGGAGATAGCACATGCCTAAGGACAAGCTCAAGAAGCTTTCTGGCTCGTTTGTAAACGGCGAGGAAGTTCCGTCGATGATCACGACCGATCCGAATGTCGTGACGCCAGAGATAATCGCTGGCATCAAGAGCGCAATGGATCGCGCCCGCAAGGAGATCCGTGGCGCAGAGCAGACTAGCGTTAAGTCTACCGGCAAGCCAGTTAAGACGTCGCTTGAAGCCGCCTCGACTAAGCGCCGTGAAAAGCGACAGCCAGTGCCAAGCGTGGTCAAGAACCGCGCAGCTAAGCCAGCAGGCAAAGGCATCAAGACGGTCCCGGATGCAGTAGTGTCAGGCGGTCGAGTACGATCCACCAAGATCAATATGCCAAACGAGAAGATGCCGTCCCTCACCGCACTGCAGCGCAAGTCGCTCAGCATGGAGCGGCAGCGCCTAAACGCCATTGGCGAGGTCGCTGAGGAGAACGAGTACTACAATGTCATGGCTGAGGCCATGAACAAGAAGCAGCTGGTTGAGCCGGAGCAGAACCGAATGCGGGCCCTGTATCGACGATACGACCACTACTTTCACCCACAGACATTTACCCTTGGTGGTGCAGACCACTGGGCGGAAGACCCAAGCGCACGGCTCTCTGGCCGGTCGCACGTCTCCGTCAACGTCCACGCCTCCTACGTGCAGATCCCTGCGTCCCTGCAGGCGGTCACCCCTGTGGTCAACTACGTACCGACTGGGCCGACCACGGAAGAGCGAGACCAGGCCTCACGACGTGAGCGTCTCTTCTACGCTTGGTGGGATGCCAACGACATGGACCTTCGCCTCGAAGAGGCAGCCCTACTCAAGTCCCTCTACGGAACCACGGCAGGTAAGGTATACTGGGATCCAGTCAAGAAGATGCCACGCGTTCAGATCGTGGACACACCTGAGAACCTGTACCTTGGGTACGGGACATCTGACTACACACGTGTGGACTGGGCGCTCTACAGCTACGGCCTATCGCCGCAGGCTGCCATGGAAGACTACGGCATCAACGTTATCCCTGTTCGGGATGGCGAGCAGTGGTTCCCATACACGTCGGCCAGCACGCACGACGATCCTATTGCCAGCATCTACCTGAACAGCTACCACCGAGACCCGGTGCGATACCAGACAGCGTACGACCAGATGAAGATCGAGGTGATGGACTACTGGTACAAGAACCCGACTACGCCAGGCAAGTCACCGCTGGTTTGCAACGTCATCATCGTCGGAAACACAATTGTTAAGAAAACTGAACATCCCGAGCTAGAAGGGGTCATCCCTTACATAATGCTACGCAACAGCATGATTCCCGGCAGCCCTTACGGTAAGCCAGAGCTATACGATGTCGAGCAGTTGCTCCGAGAGAAGGACGAGAAGATAACCGCCCAAGCACAAATGATCCACTCTGTTGTCGGAGGACAGATGTGGCAGCTGGTTGGCGCTGAAGCTCCGGATGAGGTTCCTGCCAACGCTATCCCGAAGCCGAACCAGGTCGCTACCCCTGGGGCAGGGAACCGCATTGAATCCATAAACCCGTTCATCCCGCAGTTCCAGGTCGAGGACTACAACAAGAGAATCGACCGAGAGCTGGCAGTGGTCTCCGGACTAAACGACCTGCTCCTTGGGCTTGCCCCATCGAGCGTGCTTGGATCAAGCCGGGCGATTGCGCAGCTCATGGCGAACTACGAAGCACGCATTTCCCCGAAGCGCAAGATCCTCTACGCATGGCTCCAGAACGTTTGGGAAGTGTGCGCACGGATGTGGGAGATCAAGGACAAGGCCGTCTCGAATATCCTTGACGGCGAGTACTCGATCTCGATCACCCCACCTGAGCTCACCCCACGAGACACCATCGAGCTCGCACAGACTGCGATCAACCTGGTACAGAACAGGCTCTGGAGCTCTGAGCGTGCCATGGACCGCATGGGCGTAACCGACCCAGAGGGAGAGAAGGACCTGATCCGCGACGAGCAGACAGACGCCACGCTCAACCCGGCCGCAGTCCAGACGATGGCAACCCTGATCCAGATGTTCAACCAGATGCAGCAGCAGGCCCCTCGACAGGCCATGCAGCAGGCAGAGGCAGGACGAGCAAGCGCCCTAGAGGCGATGGCAAGCCTGAATCCACCAGCACCAGGAAGCCCGATGCTTAACGCCGCAAGCGAGCAGGGAAACCCGCCGCCTGAGGCACTACCTGAAAACGAACAGCCTGGGGCAGCCGAACTGGCAGCGCTCCTTGGAGGTAATGAATAATGGCACGACGAGGACGATTCGGTAGGGCTGGTACCACCCAGAACCTTACCATGCTTGTGTATCAAATCCAGAAGGAGCAAATGGAAAAAGAGCTCCGTCTGATCGAAGAAGCCTACCGTGCCAACATGAAGGCCGGGACGTACGTTACTCAGTTCAATGGGCAAAATGTTGACGCAGATTATGTGATTGACTACTACAAGTCCATGCTCGCTGGCTTCCCAGCAGGATCTACAGAGTACCAAACGATCATGTCTAAGCTACAGACGTTTGAGGAAGAGTCACGCACTGATATCCAGGACCTAGTCATTGATGCGATGACGCAAGGAAAGAAGATAGACTTTGGTCTTCTCGGAAAAAACTTTGCCAACAAGGGTATTGCCGAGGTGGAGCTTGTTGACGTGAGAAGCTGGGCAAACGAGGAAATCGACGACCTTCTCGCCAACGGGAACAGCGTACAAGCAGACAAGCTCAAGGGCGCAGTATTCGTTGCCGGGTTCAATGTCGAGAATGACGGAAAGTCTGCCGCACTAGACCGTGAAGAGATTACCTATAGCGCATACGCCAAGTGGCTCAAGGGCCAGATGGATTCAGCGCTTGAGTCCGGACTTACCAAGAGCAGTGACGCCTATCTCGCGATTGAGAAGGAACACGCCCAGGCGGTAAAGAACGCCAAGGTTGACGGGCAGAACCGTGCCCTTGAAGGATACGAAAAGAAAATTAGCGATGCCACCAGCAAGGTCGACAAAGCAGCAAAGGCTATTATAGATAACTACGTTGCAAATGGAGACGGTATCTTTAACGACACGCTGAACAACATCTTTGCTGGACTATCAGGGGAAGATGCCGGCACCCCATACTACGCAGCTCTCAAGCATCTTGCCCTCCAAAGGAATGGCGATATCCCAGGAGGATATGAGGCAGTCCTCGGCGCAGCCGGTGACGGCATGGAAACCCTGTTCGGTAGCGCAGTGTCCCAGATGAACACGGAGCTCAATGGTCTTCTTACCCAGGGATTTGGAGCAGCTGGTGACAAAAACTCTAAGATTCTTCTCGGAAGGGTTCAGGGACTTGTCTCCACTGGAAACATCTTCGTAAAGGCAAGCGGCATAGAGTTCAACTCTGGACGCGGCGCAAACGTAATGGAAGACCTGGAGGTTGGCCTCAAGGCAGCCGGTGCAGTATTCCAAACCGACGATTCTGGAGTTAGAACGTTTATCGGTGGTCATCCAGATGCAGTAGAGGGTGCTCTTGACAAACTGTCAGACGAACTGAAAGACGTCAAGGGTGCAGAGGACTACAGCTGGCTCAACGACCTGTCCCAGAAGCGTGTATCTCTAGAGTTGCTCGATCCTATATTCCAGGAGTTTGACAAAGACGGGAGCGGGTACGTTGAGCTCCCTGAGTTTGAAGCGGGGTTCACTGAGGCCAAGCTTAACCAGAGGGATTACAACGACGCAATCGGCAGGATGAACACGTTGATGGAGCAGCAATACAGCCCATCGGCAACACTTAGGCCGTCGGCAGCTATCGGAGCACTCATCGACATGGCATGGGGCAAGGCTGCAGTTAAGGCAGGGTCTGTCATCGTGGCAGAGCCGAATGGTGCTGTGAAGGTAAGCGACTGGGGAGACAGAAACCCGTCTGGGCAAAACCCAGAAATAATGCCTATCGTTTCAACGGTGAACGGCAAGAGGTCGGTTACTTACGTACAGCCACTTCCGATAACTCAAGGAGAACAAAACGACGTAGCAGACCCAGGACTATTTGGCGGTTTAACTGCACTAGTTTATAGACTGCCAGGGAACCTTGGTTCACCTGACAATGTCGGCCAAACAGACGCAATGGTACTAATCAAGGGATCAATGGATGACGGAACTGGCGTAAGGCAAAGCTCTTTCCAAATTCCGTTTGATCAGTTTGAACAATACGCCCGTGCAAGGGGTGTTGAACTAGATTCCATTGGATTGACTATGCCTGGCGATAATGCTACTGCAGTCAAGGTTTCATTTACAGACGAAGCAGAAACTGCAAACTCAAGCATCAAGTGGTCAAACATGTTCAACCCAAACTCAGAGTACTCTATATTTAGACAGAAAAACAACGACCCTACGAGCGACAGTTTCGGGAAACTGATTGTGAACGATGCTGCCTCTAAGGGAACTGACTCGTACAGGTTCTATGGCGTAATAGGCTCTGATTCTACCGTTCGGTCTGTGTTCCAAAGCGCGTTTACAGACAGAGCTGGGATTATCGCAGAGGCCACAAGAATAGCGACGAACAAAGGTAAAGACGTATTTGACATGGAAGATGTCCAAGAGGCTGGGATAAAGCTTCTTGTTGGAGACACAACCGGGATAATTTCGCAAGCAACGATACGTGCTACAGTAATGCAAAACCCAAACGTTATTGCGAACATTCAGAAAAACTTTGGTGACATACGACCTGCCCAGGCAAAGCCAGACACTAACAGAAATGTTGTTACTGGAACATCTGTGTACGGTGCGTACTCGCCAAAGGCGGAAGACACGTCTGTTCCATCGTCTCCATACCTTAGGACTCAGGCAGATACATCTGTAAACCCATTCCTGGCCAGCGCGTTTAGGAATAAGCCTGAGATGGCGCAGGCTAAGCCAGAGCCGATTAGGAATCGAGAGCTTCCACAGATCAAGCCATTAGGCGCAGGCGGGAAGCTTACAGCGGCGACGATTAAGACAGTAACGCCAAAGACAGCAACCGTTAAGCCAACGGCAGCTGCGGTAACAGGAACTGCAAATGCGACACAAGGTATCTCCGGAACAGGATACGGGACACGGGGGAGAATTCGGATCTAATGCCTTTTATCTATAGGGACCCAGGAGTACCGTCCGAGCAGGAAGAAAAGCTAAAGGGTAAAGACCTTGGCATAATCCTTGACATCGGCGGCAGGCCTCAGGACATGGACCTGAACCCTGCCGAGAAAATGGCCAAGGAGTTCGGTGGTGCTGTTACAGAGGTAGTAAGCCGTGGCGCTCAGTTTGCCACGAAGCTACCTATTGTTGAGCCTGCCTTCAAGATGGTTGCCGACTCCCCAATAGGATGGACAATAGGCAAGGGGCTTGATCTTCTTAACGTTCCGAGCTGGGCAGTTCAGCAGGCAGCCGCACGATTGCGCATGCTAGACCGAGATGGCTTGGCTCAGGACCTTAGGAACATGCTAAACTCTGGGAAAAGCGCAGACGAAGTTGCAGACTACATGGTCAACTCGCAGCGAGCATTCTCAGATGACGCGGAGGCAAACCTGGCATTCCAGATCCTTCTTGATCCACTTAACTTTACACCACTTGCAATTGGGAAGATTAGTCTTCTAAAGCCACTCACTGCTGGAGCTGGTCTCCTTGGCGGTGCAGCAATAGGTGGCCCGGTGGGAGGTGCCGTAGGGGCATTTGCTGCGTACAAGGCTGGCCGTGCTGCAGTGCGAGGGGCAGAGAAAGCGTTTGAGACGGCAGGCAAACTAGAAGATCTTGGCCCGGCAGACCAGATATTGCTTAAGCTAGAGAAAGGCGTCAACAAGACCACAGGTCAGCCAGGCGAAGGTATCGGAGTTAACCTAACCGAGAGACTGCGGATCGGATCTGCAAACGAAGAGATCATTCGGAAGTCAAGGGCAGAGGTAGAAGATCTTCTTGCCAAGGGAGCAGACCCAGCAAGCAGCGAGGTAGTAGCCCTTACAAAGAAGATTGAAGACGCAGAGCGGGCAAACAGTGTTGCCGGTGCGATCAACAATGGCTTCGGCATAGGCATGTACCGTGGGATGGTTGGCATCAGCAACAACAGCAAGAGGGGCCTGAAGGCAGTAGCTGGAGCCCTTCTTCCAGCATCCACTAACACAATCATGCGGGCACTAGGCGCGTATCGAGCGAACGAGATCATGGACCTCCACGCATCAACTGTTGCCCCAGAGCTACGACCTCTTGTCTATGAGTTCATGGGCCGAGGGGCATCGAACTTCCCGGTGATGGCAATCGGCAGGCTCATTGCGCGACCAGAAACAGCCAAGGCAAAGGTCATTGCTGACTCAACCGTAAACACATACATGAATGCGATCAAGGAGCTAAAACTTGGCCAGGTAGCAGAGACTGACCTGGACAACATCGCCGGGCAAATGTTTGACATGGCAAGAGCGGATGGTGGCGTAGTGCTTCGACTCGGTGTGTCCGACGATTTGAACGGAATCAGGCAACTGAAGGACAGAATAAGACTTATATCTAATGTAAACGACCGAGCCAACCTTGCCAACACCGGACGTGCAACAGACGTATCAACACAGGCGCTTACTGAAGTGATCGAAGGGGACTACATTATAACGGCCTTGAAGCAGATCGCACAGAAGGAAGGCGGGGTGGAGCGCAGGGTGCACGATATTCTCCTTGATCTCGGCCCCGAAGAGCTGGCTCGGCAAGTTATTCAGGAGATAGACCAACAGATCTACAAGCTTGTACCTCGCATCCAGAACAAGCAGACACTTCGTTCAGACTACATGTCAAGGACCCGTTCGATGTCTGCCGCTGCTGGAGACACGTGGACCCCGGTGAGACAGTCCGCAGCCGACGAGGCATTTGAGAAGATATTCGGTAAGTACTTTGACGAGAACGGAAACCTCCTACGAAAAGGCGGAGTCCTTGGCAGAGGTGCAACCGAGGCAGATACCCGCCGCATGATAGCACGAGACTTCCTCATTATCGACATGGCTGGGTTTGAGTCAGCAAACAAGTGGGCGTCACAGATCAACGAAGCTATCGCCCCGATTACTGCAAAGAACGTAGACCCTAAAGTATCAGAGGCCCTTGTCTCTAAGTATGGAGAAGACGGCTTTAGGCAAATCAGGAAGGCTGCGAATAACGTGGGTAAGATCCAGGTTGTTCGACGGAAGGGCATGCTTTTCCTAGCTTCCGCCAGGACTATGAAGAGCGTGTACGAGGCAATACAGGGGTTGGAGCAGAAGGGGCGGGACTCGTTCCTGCCAACTTTTGAAGCTAGGTACGCAGCTGGACAGCCGAGCGTCAAGGCCTACCTTGGTAATTCATCAGATGTTTCCGCCGTACGGTCACTCATTGTAAACGAGCTTATCCCTGACGCCAAGCTCAGGAACGATTCGTACTCTATCGACGCCCTCAACGAAATGCTTGAAGCAATGAAGGGTGCAGAGAATCTCAAAGATGTCAAGGCTGCCTGGTCCAGGACGGCGCTTGATATGTCTGAGGAGCTTGGAACGACCTTCTCAAAGGCTGAGGACCCAGATAGAATCTACAAGTTTGTCAACGACTCGATAGAGAATGGGTTCGCAATAAGCCCGTTGACACCAGATGACATGTCGGATTTGGCAAGGCTCGTGACCGCACAGGGTTTGGATCCTTCTATCCTAGAGGTGATGAACGACACTAGATACACTATCGCCAGGGCCCCGAAGAGCAACTTCCACAGGGTCTTGAAGATTATCGAGAACCCGAACGTTGACGGACAGACTAAGTCAATCATCATGCACAGCCATGTAATGCCTTTTGTAGACATGACAAGCCCGTACCTTAAGGACGTGCAGTATAGCACTCGATACACTGCCAGCAGGCTACAGCATGTTATCGGCAGCGTGTTCTCACCAATAGGGAACTCTGCCGTCACAAGCAATATCAAGAACCGCATGGCAAGCTACCTGGCAAGGGGCGGGATAAGCTCAGCCCACGTAGATCGGGTCATGGACGAAATCATCAAGCAAGCTATTTCCCGAGGGGTGAGCGCACGCGGAATAGACACGGATACCCTTAAGGCCGTGTTTGAAAAGGCGTTTAACCTACAGGAAGGATTCGGGGGATACGAAAGGTTTAAGGAAGCATGGCGTGCTTCAACGTCGACAGGGGCCGGTGAGTTCAAGGAAGTTGATGCAATCATGTACGCGTTCCAGGGCGATGCTCGTGTGATTGGGTACTCACAATACGCAAGCGGTGCAGTGAAGCGACGCTGGCCGGCGATCACTAGCATCACTGACAGAATATACCCACAGTTCCGGTTTAAGAACAACCCACTATACTGGCTTCAGGAGTTCTTCGAGTCTTCTACGCTTAACCAAGCTCGAGGCGTTGATCGAAATGTTCTATCTGCTATCACAAGCGACGGCCGAGTGGTACGAGCTACGTCCGGTGAGATACGAGACCTTGCAAGCGTTGCTCCAGAAACACGCGCACTTGTCGACAATGTTAACTTCCTCACCGTATTCCGTGAGCGTGCCCTGGAGCGAGCGCTTACAGGCAACTGGCAGGTTGAAGAAGCAACATCAATCATCGGCGCAATAAAGAATAAATATGCGGCGTACCAGGCCGGTGTAGGCAGGGTCCTGAAGGCTGAGGCCGGAGACCTTCTTGTAGAAAGGAAAGAAGCTGCAAAAGACGCCCTTGCAATGGATATCGCGTCTAAGCAGTTTGCTCAAGAGCTCCAGAAGAATGACCCAAGCCTGTTCAATGCTCTGGTAGCACACTACGGGACATCGGACTCCCGTACGTTGTTTGTTCGATACGCCGACTACCGACGAAGACTGTTCAATCAAGACAGGGTTCTTTCTGATATCGATGCCGCCCGACCTGCGGGGATTGGGTTTAACGCCATCCCGGACAGGAATGGCGAAGTCTATATGGATGTGAAGTTCTCGATCTTTGGAGGTAAGAGCTCTAAGGGAGAAGAGATAGCGCCAAGCCTTGTTCGACAAGAGTTCTTGATTAGGCCAAAGGCTGCAGGGGATAGCCTCGACATCGCCTACCAAAGAATGAGCGATGCCAACTACGACATGTCCATGATTGACGAAGATTTTACACAGCTTAAGGCACAGTTAGATCTTGCAGATGACGAGATCCGCAGGTCAGGTAGCGTGTCAGCCCTTAGGACAACAAAGTTCAACGAAGCATACAATAAGCTGGAGCAGTCCATGAAGAAGGTTCAAGACGCCAGGAATGACGCCGACCTTCGCAGGCTATCAGCAGAGTTCATGCTACAAGATACCACGCTTGCTGTTGCCGGCGAGATTACCTACGAGGGGTCAAGGATCGCAGAGGCCCTAGCGCTCGGAAGTGGATATGGCGGTGACGTTGCTGCTGTCTCCTCAGCGCTTCAGAGAATAGTACGTGATGCAAAGGCTGCGGTTGCCAACGGTACGGCACAAGATCTTACTGGAGAAATCCGACGATTGTCACGTGAGGCGATCAGCAAGGACATCAAGCTTATCGAGGCACTTGAGTCAGCTAACTATACCTTGATCACGAAGCACGGCGTAGAAGAAGAGATGTTCAAGGCATACCGGTATGTATACGAGAAAGCGCTTAAGCAGGCGAATAAGACAACGTACTACAATCCTCAGCGAAGCCTGTTCGAGAGGAGCTTAAACCATCCGTTCCTTGGGTTCTACCCATACAGCTACATGTTCAAGAAGATTCTACCAGAGATGATTGAGTTCCTATTTAAGAAACCGTTCGGGACGTTTGCTCCTGGTGCAGGGTACCAGTCCTACATCCACGTACGGGATTACGTAGAAAATCAGATTGAGACTGACTATACGCTCAGGAACAATCTGGAAAATATGGATGAGGTGGCTTTCCTCCTCACCCAGCTATTCCCTGGCGTGCCGTGGGACATCACAGCTGTCCCTCCGGCATACCTGAGGAACGTTGCCAGAAGCCTTGCTGGCGCAGACAAGGATTACGGACTTGCCGACTTTGCCGGCAGGGACATCATTGGCTCGTTCGCAAGGCTCGGTCCGCTCGCAACAGGTGAAAACTTCTTTGGGGCTGCAGACCAAATCCTCACCCAGATTTCGGGTGATAATAATCCGAAGCCGATTACCCAGCGGGCAACGGGGGAAATCGATTTCGAAAAGTATGGAGGTAACAGGTGACTGACGGAGAAGTCGTGCTGAACGAACAGACGGAGTCGCAGGAGGTGGCTGCCACTCAGGATGAGAACGACATCACCACTTGGAAGAAGCGCCTTGCTGGCAAGGACCAGGCTTTGACAACTACTAAGAAGCAGTTGGATGAGCTAAAGGCAGAGCACGAGAAGGTCGTGCAATGGAAGCTTCAGATGGAGGAGGCCAGCCTTTCTGAGTTCGAAAGGGCTCAGCGGAAAATAGCCGCACTGGAGCAAGAACTTAACGCTGCTCGGGAGGCCGAGAAGCGTGAGCGTCTATCCAAGGAGTTCCCAAATTACACAACCTGGGCTGAGTCAAGCAAAGATCTTACAGATGAAGATCGGGCACGGGCCTTTGAAGAAATGATTCGCAAAGGGTTGGGGAAGTCTGAAGAAACGTTCGTGGATCCAAATAAGCCTGCTAAGGCCACACCGGCTAAGGCAGGGAAGAGAAGCTCCGACGAGATTGTTAGGGACATCGCTGCCCTCGGCAATCCTTGGAGTGATTAAAAAAAGGAGTTCATAGATGGCTACGCAGACGCGTGCGCTGCTCGACTCGAACAGCTCTAATGCCTATTCTGCGCTCATCACGGAACTCGTAGCTTCGCAGGCTCAGGAGAACCTGCGCAACCGACTGGTGCATGCAATGCCGGGGAACTACACCTCGGGTCGCTTCCAGAAGGGCAGCAACGAGATTCGCTATGCGCGCTACCCAGACCTAGCTCCGCTTGGCGTGGCGGACACCCTTACCGAGGCAGGCGCCCCTGCTGAGTACGACCTCACGGTTACGACCGAGTCGTTCGTGCCAAAGCAGTACGGTAAGGTTCTCAAGATTTCAGACCTTGCGCAGCTTGACAGCCCGCACGATCTGATCTCGATTGCTTCCGAGCGACTTGCTCGAGCAGCAACCGAGTCAATGGACAACATCATCCGTGATGTTATTAAGCTAGGCACGAACGTCGTGTATGCAGGGGACGCTGCTTCTCGCGGCGCTCTCGGCACTGGCGGCAACGACAACGTTGTTGGCCTCACGATCAAGAAGGCCGTTGCTAAGCTCAAGGCTCTTAACGTGCCTACGTTTAGTGACGGCTTCTATCGCGCAATCATCCATCCTGCGGTCGAGTTCGACCTCTTGACGGATACCAGCGCAAACGGTTTCCTTGAAGCCACGAAGTACACCAAGTCGCTCGACCTCCTCAACGGAGAGATCGGCGCGTACGCTGGTGTCCGCTTCTTGGTTTCACCAAACGCGGCAGTCTTCAGCGGCGCAGGCGCCAGCTCGGCGGACGTCTACTCGACGTTCCTCTTCGGGCCAGACGCCTACATCGTTGGGGACAGCCAGACTCTCCAGAGCTACTTTGTGGCTCCGGGAGGCGATCACAGCGATCCAATCGCTCAGATCGCAACGATTGGCTTTAAGATGCGATTCGGCACGATCCTTCGCGGTGAAGGCACGACCGGCGATTTCGATGGTTCCAACACCTCGACTGGCCAGCCGCGCTACCTCCGCATTGAGTCGACCGCAACGACGCTCTAAAGGTTAGCTAGCTAAGGGGGAGGGGTTTCGGCCCCTCCCCCAAGGCGTCAGGAGATCACATGGCAATCACACTAGGCGCACTAAGGACAACAGTACGGCGGGATCTTAGAGATTCCGGCGCTACCCAGACGTGGTCGAATGACGAGATCAACGACATGATCAAGTGGGGTGCGCAGGAGGTCTCCAGGATTCGCCCACAGGAGGTTTATGAAACCGCATCCTATACTGCTCCGGCTGTCGGAGCTTTCTTTACTATTGACACACTCACGCTGGACAGCGTCTACCGCGTGGACGCTTATAACTCTGGGGGCAAGCTCCTTCTCACAGTACCTTTCTCGCAAACCACCGAAGCTAATAGTGGATGGGACTTTATTGATGGAAAGCTGCACATGCCACAGTATTTCGTCCTGCCTAACAACTGTACACTGCGGGTGTTTGGATACAAGCACTATACCCAACCCGCGAATGACGCGTCCTCTATCGAGCTCGACGACGATGCTATTAACGCCGTGCGTGCCTGGGTCGCCAAAGAAGCAATGTTCATGCTGATCTCCGACCGAGTCCGCTTCCAACAGTGGGCGGTTGCGTCGGGCGCATCAGACACCAACAGCATTCAACTGGCTCAGCTGTACAGCGCAGCAGATCGACGATGGGAGAGGATCTCTCGAGCAGTACGCCGAGTTCGCAAGACACCGGGGGCTTAAATGGATCTATCACAGGCAGTCACAATAGAGCTTCCGGGACAGGCGGCACTGGACCTAAACAGCTTGCGGGACCCCGAGGCAATCGGGGCTGAACCTGTTTCTGGGTACAACATCGAAACCGTAGACTTCTCCGACGTCGTGGTCAACGCCTTCTCTGAGGAAACCCCACAGGTCGACGGCGTAGACAGCTACGACGCCTTCCTAGGCGCACGACAGATCGCTATGATCATAGGGGTATACGGCAGTAGCTACGGGGACTTTTGGGATAAGATCACTGATCTAAACTACGCGCTCCAGGCACGGCCAACCTTTGCCACCGGTCAGGCATTCCCTGACGATGGCTTTAGGAAGGTGTCGTTTAC